TGCTAAAGAACGCGAAAATTTACCTAAGGAGAACGAAAATGAATGATTTTTTAGACAATTTAGCTAATCATAATCATCAAAAAATGCTTCGTGAAATCTTAAATGATGATTTGACACCTAAAAAGAAGAAATTGCAACAAGAGGGAGAATTATTCGATCCTCAAAGTGATCCAGAACCACTTTACGAATGAGATTTGCCCCTATAAATAAGTCAGAACTTATAATATAATCATAAATAATGCCTTTAGAAAGGGTAAGTCAAGGTTTCAAAGATATTAGTGCATCATTTAAGGTTAATCCCCTTACATATGATGCCATTGCTTTGAATAATGCTTCTGCAATCGCAAGATCTGTTAGAAACATTGTCTTTACTGCTCCTGGTGAAAAGTTTTTTGATCCAGATTTTGGATCAAACATTAGTCAATCACTGTTTGAAAATATTGATAACATTACTGCAGTGACGATTAGAGATGAAATAGAAAACTCCATCATTAACTATGAACCAAGAGTTTCATTATCTTCCGTTGTAGTCGATCCTGATTTCGATAACAACGGTTTTAATGTAACTATTATCTATAGAATTATTGGAGTTGATATACCACCTCAACAGTTAGAGTTTGTATTAGAATCAACTCGATAAATGGCACTAGTAAACTACGCAAATCTGGATTTCGCCCAGATTAAATCTACACTTAGAGAATATCTAAGAAACAATTCTAATTTTACGGACTATGACTTTGAAGGGTCTAACTTGTCCACAATTTTAGATGTTTTAGCATACAATACTTACTTGGCATCATACAATGCCAATATGGTATCAAATGAGTGTTTCATTGATAGCGCAACATTAAGAGAAAATGTTGTCTCGCTTGCAAGAAATATTGGATATACCCCAAGATCAAGAAAGGCTTCAAGAGCAACTATTAGTTTTTTCGTTGATACTACTGGAATTACCCCAGCACCAACATCAATTACCTTGAATAAGGGCCCAATCGCAACATCGGGTGGTACTTTTGCTGGAAATTCTTATGTATTCTCCATTATGGATGATATAACAGTTCCTGTAGTGAATGGAGAAGCATCATTTGATACACTACCGATTTATGAAGGAACATATATTACTGAATCATATACTTATAGTTCAAGAAACCCAAATCAAAGATTTTTAATCAATAATCCTGGTGCAGATACTGATTTAATCCGTGTTAGAGTAGGAACAAATAGCTCTACAGCAAAAAGAACCTACACAAAACAAGATAGTTTATTTGATATTGATGGAGATTCAAGAGTTTTCTTCTTACAAGAGGTAGAAGATGAAAGATATGAAATAATTTTTGGTGATGGAGTCTTTGGCAAGGCACTAAGCGAAGGAAATGTCGTTGAAATCACCTATTTGGTCACTTCAGGTGGAAGTTCTAATGGATTGAGTAATTTTACATTCAATGGTCGAATGACTTATGTGAGAAATGGCATTACATATACCATTTCTCAAGGAATTTCAATTCTTACAACTGATATTTCTGCTACTGGTGGAGATGTTATTGAAAAAGTAGATTCAATTAAGAAGTTTGCTCCTAGAATCTATGCTTCTCAGAACAGAGCCCTAACTGCAAATGATTATGAAACACTAATTCCAACAAAAATCTATCCAGAAACAGAATCTATTTCTGTATTTGGTGGTGAAGAGTTAGTTCCTCCTCAATATGGAAAAGTTTTTATTAGTATCAAACCAAGAACAGGTGAATTTCTTCCAAATCTCATCAAAGAGAATATTAAGAGAGATTTGAAGAAATATGCAGTTGCAGGAATTGTTCCTGAAATTTTAGACCTCAAGTATCTTTACCTTGAGGTATCTTCTAAGATTTATTATAATTCAAATCAAGCATCTTCTGCTTCAGAGGTCTCTTCAATTATCCAAAATAATGTTGAGTCATATGCAGATTCAAGTGAACTGAATAAGTATGGTGCAAGATTCAAGTATAGTAAATTCTTAAAAATTATTGATGATAGTCATGAATCAATCACTTCAAATATCACCGCTGTATCGATGCGTAGAGATGTCAGGGCTGCCCTCAACACCCTTGCAGAGTATTCTATAGGGTTCGGTAATCAATTCCATATTTCAAGTATGAGTGGGTATAATATTCGCTCTAGTGCATTCAAGGTTGCTGGTATTACCCAAGATGTTTACATAGGTGATATTCCAAATACTAACAGAACGAATGGTTCTTTGTTCTTGTTTACACTTCAAAATCCAAATGCAACTGATCCAACAATTGTTAGAAGAAATGTTGGAAGGGTTGATTATGTGAAAGGTGTTATTACACTAAACCCAATCAACATTCAATCAACTCAGAAAGTTATTGACGGCCAATCAACAATTCAAATTGTTGTTACACCACAATCAAATGATGTGATTGGACTGCAAGATTTATATCTACAATTGGATGTCAACAATAGTGTTTTTGAGATGGTAAATGATTCTATTGCTTCTGGGTTAGACCCATCCGCATCATCATATGTCGTTTCTTCAAGTTACGACTATAACAGAGGTTTGTTGGTAAGGCCATAAAATGACACAGACTAGAATTCCTTTCAAGACCATTGTAAAGAATCAACTTCCCAGTTATGTTAGGGATGAGTTTCCTCTTTTAGGGGAATTTTTATCGCAATATTATCTTTCTCAAGAATTTCAGGGCGCTCCTCTTGATTTACTACAAAATATTGATCGATATGTTAAGTTAAACAATAACGCAAATGTTACTAAGTCAGTTTTGCTGAGAAATAACATTACATACTATGATGATATCATATATGTGTCAAACACTAATGGTTTTCCCGATGAATATGGATTGATTAAAATTGATGATGAAATTATAACTTATACTGGAAAAAATAGTTTTAGTTTTACTGGTTGTATTCGTGGTTTCCAAGGTTATTCTCAAAACGATGTAAATGATACTTTTACTTTCTCAAATACTACTTCTAGTAGTCATGCTGCAGAAGCAACTGTAGAAAATTTAAGTGTTGATTTCTTATTGAGATTCTTTAAGAAAGTAAAGCATCAATTTTTACCTGGACTTGAAGACACTGCATTATCAGATAAAATTGATAAAAACCTTTTTGTTAAACAAGCAAAGGATTTTTATACATCAAAGGGAACCGATCAGTCTTTTAAGATTTTATTCAAAGCACTGTATGGTGAAGAAGTTAATATCATAAAACCTGCGGAAAATCTTTTTTCTCCATCACAATCATTATATAAAATCACAAAGAATATGATTGTTGAGCCAATTTCAGGCAATGTGATGGATACTAAAGGATACACTCTGTATCAATATGAATACAAAGATTTAATTAATAAATCCTACGCACCAATTACTGATGTAGAGCGTGTTCTTGTTGGTGGAGCAACTACAGATTATTATAGAATAAGTTTTGATGCAAATTACAATAGAGATCTTCAGTTTGATGGCGCAGAATATGGAGGATTTGTTGCATATCCAAAAACCAAACTGATTGGAAACTATACATCCTCCTCTACAACTTTTGATGTTGATTCGACAGTAGGTTTCCCAACTTCTGGAGAGTTGATTGTGACTTATGACGATAGAACTACTGGAATTGTTTCATATACATCAAAATCAATAACTCAATTTTATAATGTTAGCGGAATTACAAATACAATCTCGGATAAAGGCACAGTTGGTATCAATACTTTTGCTACGGTTAGTTTAGATGATGAAAATATAGTAACTGTTAGAATTGTAAATGTTTTAAGCGATTATCATGTTGGAGAGCAAGTTGGTTGGGTAAAAGGAAATCCATATTATGGCCCCTATCATATCCATAGAGGAAGAAAAATGGTTGGGGCAAAACATGTTTCAAGTCTACATGATTACATCTATGATACTAAAGAATCTAGTCTAAAAAATCTTGGAGGAGACACTGCATCAACTTCTGGAACTGGTGGTAGTTCTTCTAGCATATCTGCTTCTACAAGCACATCTTCTACATCATCTTTTAGTAGTGGTGGGGGAAGTTCTTCTTCTTCAGGTGGTGGAAGCGGTGGATATGGTTACTAAATAAGTAAAAAAGTCTCAAGGCAGATATGTCGCAGCAGTTGAATAACAGATACTACGAGAAGGGCGATACCATCCGAGTAAAAACTCTTGGGTTGACAGCTAACGATGCTGCATCCAATACTTGGATTTTAAATGCTGCAACTACTTACAAAGTAGAAAAATTAGAGAAAATTAATTTAGTTAACTTTAGATATAAACTTACGCTCAATAATGAGCATATTTTTAGAATAGGTGATACCCTAAGAATTACTGGAAGTAATTACTCATCAACTTCAAAGGTTTATTCGGTAAACTCTACAAATCAAATTACAATTGGAGATCAAGGAAATTTAGATAGTATCCCTATAGATTCTCTTGTAATTAGAAGAAATATTGTCAAGGGAGATTCGGCAAATTATGATATCTCCCACATTGCAGCAAATGTTCAAAATGTATATAAGAAAGGAACTTCTACATTAGTTGCATCTTCTTCTGTTCCAAATTATTCTGGAGAAGATTTATCAATTAGAAAAAATAAACTTACATTTAGTGGAACATTTCCTTCAACAGGAACTGCTTCCACAGATACATTTAAAATTGTATCATCTGGGGACCATGGATTCTATACTGGAGATCTTGTTTATTACTCCCCACAAACGATAACAACAACCAATACCGATATTGACGGCAATACGATTACTACTTCAACAGTTCAGACTGGTATTGCTGAAGAAGGAGTGTATTTTGTAAAGCGTCTTGCAGATTCTACTAGTATTAAGTTAGCTAAGAGTAGATCTCAACTTTATAATGGAGAATACATTTCCACAAAACCAATTTCGGTTACTGACAACACTATTGAACTTTATATTCATAAGAATAAAACTCTCAGCAATCAAAAATTGTTTAGGGAGATTCCAGGACAAAATAATGTTCTAAGTGAAACTGTAACAGAACCTGGAACAAAAAATGGAATACTTCTTAATGGAGTAGAAGTTCTTAACTATAAGTCTCTTGATGGAATTGATTATGGAAAAATTGAATCTATCATCGTAGATGCATCTGGTAGTGGTTACGATGTGGTTACTCCACCAAATGTTGTTATTTCAGATGCTACTGGAGTCGGTGCGACAGCAAATGCTGTTGTTAGTGGTTCTTTTGTTAGAATTGACCTATTAGATGGTGGTTTTGATTATATTGAAGATCCTATTGTCGAAATTAGTGGTGGAAATGGAAAAAATGCTTCTGCAAGTGCCAATACAACTCTAATTGAACATAAGGCAGACTTTAACTCGTCAGAAGTTGACGGTCTTGTTACTATTGCTTCTACTTCTGCTATTGGATTTTCCACATATCATAAGTTTAGAAATTATGAGAGGGTCATCTATCAATCAAATGGTCAGGATGGGATTGCTGGTCTCACTACAGGTGGATTTTATTATGTCAATGTTCAGAGTCTCACTAATGTTAAATTACACAAAACCAAGGATGATGCCATTTCCGGCATTAATACAGTAGTTTTCACTGGATATGGTTCTGGTAGACATACTCTTCTTGCAACCGACTTGAAAAAAGTTGTTGCTTCTATCGATGTAGTGAATCCAGGAACCGAATATCAAAATAAAAAGACAACGGTTGTAGGTTTATCAACTGCACTGAATGAGATTACTATTGAGTCTCATGGATATTCTTCTGGTGAAAAAATTAAATATTCTACCGATTCCTCTGCAATAGGTGGATTAGTTGATGAAACAGAATACTATGTCACAGTAATTGATAAAAATATTATTAAGTTATCTTCTGTTGGTCCAAATTCGGATAGAGATTTATATTATAGAACTAAACAGTATGTAAATATCACATCATTATTTGCTGATGCTGATAATGGAACTCACCATTTTAACTATCCAGAGATTTTAGTATCTGTTATAGGAAAAGTTGGTATTTCTTCTATTGGCTCAGAAACTTTCAAAGCAAGAGTTTCGCCAATTGTAAGGGGTGGCATCACTGCGATTAATCTTGCAAGCAAAGGTGTCGGATATGGTTCTTCGGAAATTCTCAACCATTATAGGGAACCAGATGTATTACTTCAGGTTGGTTCGGATGTTCAATTAACACCTGTCATTGCCAATGGTAAGGTTATTCAAGTAATTGTGAATAATGGTGGAAAAAATATTAATGCTCGTCCAAAATTAACAGTAAATTCCGAAAGCGGCCAAGGATGTGTAATTACACCTGTTATTTCTGGTGGACAAATAACTTCAGTAACCGTTATTAGAGGTGGAACTGGTTATTCCCAATCTGATACTATCATTGATATTGAATATCCAGGATCTCAAGCAGTGTTTAGAACAGAATTGCAAAGATGGGTAGTAAATCAGTTTGCAAAAGAATTTTCAAATATATCCTCGGATGACAGTTTTATCACTCTTGGTCTCAATGAAAAAAATGGACTTCAGTGTACTAATTTATATGCACCAAGAAATCTGAGAAAAATATTATACCAAAATAATCAAGATGGAACTGTAATATACAACTCACCAGATTTGGTGTTAGATAATGGTGCGGAAAAGATAACATCAAGAAATCACTCACCAATTATTGGATGGGCATATGATGGAAATCCAATTTATGGACCATTTGGATATTTGAAGAAGAATGGTGGAACCATTTCTCAGATGAAAACTGGTTATAAACTAAAACTTCAACCAAATAGGCCTCCAGTTTCAGTATTTCCAGAAGGATTTTTTGTTGAAGATTACGAATATGTAAATTCTGCAAGCGATGCAGTTCTTGATGAAAACAATGGAAGATTCTGCATTACTCCAGAATTTCCAAAGGGAACCTATGCATATTTTGCAACATTATCAGAAAATCCAGAAAGTCAAGGCGTATTCACTAACTATAAAGTTCCAGAGTTTCCATATCTAATTGGCAATGCTTTACAGTCAAAACCTGCAGATCTAAGTTATCTTAAATCATCAAATCATGATGATTATGATGTTGAAGCAAATAATTGGTTAAGAAATACAAAATATTATAATCTGGAGGAAACAGAAACTTCTTATGATTATGTTGAGAGTCCATTTAGATTAAACTCTAATCAATTATCAAAAGTTACCTTTGCAACCCCAGGCACTATTGATAATGTGGGAATTATTACTGGAGGCACAAATTACAAGGTTGGCGACAGTCTAATTTTCAATAATACTGACACTAGTGGATATAATGCTGATGTTAGAGTATCAAAAGTTGGAGGTAAATCTGTATCGTCTATCAGTTGTGCAACTACATCTATCAATTCTATAGAAGTCGTTCCAACAGGAAAAACCGGAGAATATTCATTCAGTGCAAGTTCTCCACATGAACTTCTGAATAAAGAGCTTGTTTCTATTGCCGGACTAAGCACAGCAGCAGTTAAATTATCGGGCAAATATAATATTGGAGTCACTACTTCTACTTTAGTTCTTAGAGAGGGTGTTGGTAATACTGTATCCACTGGAATCGTAACCTACTTCAATGTTTACGGTGTTGGTATTGACAATATTGTTGAGAATGATATTTTCAAAATTGGAGACGAAAAAGTAAAAGTTCTCAATATTGACAAAGTATCTTCTAGAATTAGAGTTCTTAGAGAAGTTCTTGGAACTTCTGGTGCTGCACACACTGCGACAACAATTTTCTATGAGGAACCAAGAAGATTTACTGCTAGAGTAGGATTTAATACATCATTTGATTTCAAACTTAATAAAGAATTGTATTTTGACCCTCAAAATACTTTAGCACTTGGTATGAGTGCTGGAGTTGGTATTGGGACTACAATTACTTTCGTTAATCCAGGTTCTGGCGCAACTAATATATTCCTTCCAACACAGACATTATATTTGCCAGGTCATGGACTTAAAACTGGTGATGAGTTAGTTTACAAACTGAATAATCAAGATGAATCTATTGGAGTTTCTACAGCAGGAGTTTCTACATTTGCTCTTGCAGATCAACAGAAACTGTTCGTAGCTAAAATCAATGAAGACCAAATTGGTGTTTCTACAGTTATAGTTGGTCTAAATTCTACCGGAACATTTACTGGTATTGGTTCTACCAATGCAAATCAGGGTCTATTATATTTCACAGGATATGGTCAAGGGTCAAATCATAGTTTCGTAACAAATTATCCAAATGTAGTTTCAGTATCTGCATTTAAAAATATCGTTACTGTGTCTACCGCAGACACTCATGGATTAACTTTCTCGGATAATGTTTATGTTGATGTAAGGCCATCAACTACTACATCTTTTGCAGTTTCTTATAATGATTATAATAATAGAATTGTTATTGATAGGAAAGAAATTTCTGCAAGCGAAATAAATGTAGAAACAAATGAAATCACGATTGAAAACCATGAATATCAATTAGGACAATCAGTAATTTATACTGCATCAACTCCTGCTGGCGGTCTAATAGATGAGAAAATTTACTATGTTGTAATTGTTGATAAAGATAAGATTAAACTGTCAGAATCTTATCATGATTCTATCAGTTCAGTTCCAACAATTGTAGACATTACTTCTGCAGCAGATTCGGAAATTTCTCCAATCAATCCACCCGTTAAAGTTTATAAAGAATCTACAGTTGAGTTTGATCTTTCAGATTCTAGTCTGACCTTTAGCAGAAATTCTGTTAGTTATCCAGCCTTTAAATTTGTATTGTATGCTGATAGCAATTTTGATACAGAGTATGATAAAGTTGCTGATACTGAAGATTTTGAAGTATTAACTACCGGAACTGTTGGTGTAGATGGAAAAGTTACTTTAACCGCGAGCAATAAACTTCCAAAAATTCTATATTATAAGTTGATTCCCATTTCAAATGATTTGCTCCCAAGGGAAAAGAGTTTAATTGTTTGTGACCCAGAAGTTGTTGGGTATAATCAACTTCAAGTTCTTAATAGCGATTATTCTGGAAAGCATAGTGTTTCTATAGAATCTTCAACTTCGTTCAAGTATTTCCTTGAGGAAGTGCCCGAAAGAACATCATACACTTCAAGCACGGCTATTATCAATTACAGCACCGATTCCGCAACAGGTATTGGTTCTATTGCTGAATTAAAAACCTTTAACAAAGGCACAAATTATTACAAACTTCCATCAATTGATGGAGTTGTTAGCGGAATTGGCTCAAATGCTGTTTTTGAAATTGAAAGTAACACTATAGGTGCTATTAATAAGACAAAACTTAGAGATATTGGTTTTGATTATCCATCCGACAAGACACTGAGACCAAGTGCAAAACTTCCTGAAATTATTAAAATTGATAGTTTTGGGGTTCTTGATACTGTTGGAGTTACATCTTATGGATATGGATATGGATCAGTTGAACCTAAGATTATTCTGCTTGATGGTGAAACTGGAGAACAAAAGACTGAAGTTGATTTAAGATTAAAATTTGGTTCAAATCAACTTGAAATTGTAAATAATACTTATGGAATTTCTCGCACCAATCCAACATTTCTTCCAATTAAAAACACCAATGGCATGGGAATCGGTTCTATGTCATATGATTCTGGAACAAAAAATGTCACTATTACTTTGGCATCTGGAATAACCACTGTTGGCGCGTTCCCATTTGCGATTGGCGATGAAATTATGATTGAAAACACTAGTGTTGGAATTGCATCAACTAACTCACAAGGTATTGTTGAGATTGTAAACACTGGTAAGGGTTATAATTCTGAGAACTATAACTATAAGTTATTTGTTGTTTCTGATGTGAATGAAAATATTGGTGGAATTGGTATTGTAACATTCAGTCTTGATGGATATCTCTCAACTGGAGAATCTCCAGGAACATTTAGTTCTTCTAGATCTGCTGGAAGAATTATTCCCAAAAAGCATTTTCCAACTTTTGATGTTACTCTAACAACAACTGACTTTATCGTTGGTGAAAATATTATTTCACTCAGTGATGAAAATACAACAGGTGTTATTGAAAGATGGGATAATAATAATGGATATTTGAAGATTAGAGCTAACAGAGACTTTACAAAGGGACATATTGTTGAGGGACAATCTTCTAGAACTAGAGGAACTATTTCATCAATTATTAAATCTGATTCAAGTTATGATATTGATGCTACTTCTAGAGTTGAATCTGGATGGGAAGATATCACTGGATTCTTAAATGATACTAGACAGGTTATCCAAGATAGTGATTATTATCAAAAGTTCTCTTATTCTCTCAGATCTAAAGTTGATTTGGAAACTTGGGATGATCTTGTTGGATCACTGAATCATACATCTGGATTCAAGAGATTTTCTGATCTTATTATTGAAAATTCTCCAGAAGTTAGTCCAATAGTTGGATTAGGAACAACTCAATCTTACTTTAGTAATACTATTGATTTTATTGGATATCCTGATGTAAATTGTATAACCAATTTTGACCTTGTAACTGAAAATAATAAGTCCGATTTCTCTGATATAATAAACTTTAAAAACAAAATTTTGACAGATTATGAAGAATCTGTAGGAAACAGAGTTCTGAATGTTGATGATGTATCAGGTCAATTTAATAGTAGACCAAGAGCAACTAGATTTAGTGAGGTTGCTCGTTGGTCAATTGCCGATTCACATGCTCATAAATTTATAACTTATATTCAAGATTCAGACAATACTGCGGAAGCTCAGATTCAAATTGTCAGCGTTCTTCATGACAAACTTGGTGCTGGATACTTGAATCAATATGCTATAACAAACACAGAAATCGAGTTGGGATCTTTTGATTATTCTCTTGATGGGACGGATGGTGTTCTACAATTCTACCCAAACAATTATCAGTTCAATCCATATAATATATTCACTCTTTCGTATAATATTGGTGATGTTGTTACTAGTATTGGAACCGCCCATTATGGTGGGGCAGTTAAGATAACGACCACAAGCGAATCAGTTCCTGTTAGCACAACTACAAATATTGTAAGTATCGCAAGTACATATCAAGCAGCTAAAATTCTTGTTCAAGTAAAAACTGTTGACAATGATTATGAATATGATGAAATAAATCTCATCCACGATGGCACTACTGTAGATTTGGTTGAATACGGCGAACTGTCAACTATTAATCTTGGTGCTTGGTCTGGAGGATATGCTGGATTTGGTACATATAATGCATATATTGATGGGTCCAATATTAAAGTAGATTTTACACCAAATGTATCAGTAGCATCTTCTATCAATACAGTAGTTGTTGCGATCTCAAGTGAGGGAGTTGGTGTCGGATCTTTCGGATTAACTCATGCAGAAATAGGCGCTTTACCAACTTCTATTGCATCTAGTGGTTCTCCAACCGAAAATGCAATCGCAGAATTTGATAATGGGACATACAATGGAGCATATTTTATTGTTCAAATATCTGACCCAGATAATAATCAGCATCAACTGAGTGAATTGCTTCTAGTTGATAAGGGCCCTGACTTTGAAGATACTTTCCTAAGCGAATATGGAGTAATAACTAGCGATGGAGTTTCTTCAGCAGGTCTTGGTACTTTTGGCGCAACTGTTAGTGGTGATGTTGTCAGATTAACATTTACACCAAATTCAGGAATCAATGCAGAAGTAAAAACCTTCTACAACTATATGAAGTATAATGCTGATAGTTCTGCTGATGTAGATATTGATTTTACTAATGCTTATATTGATACTCAGTATGGCACATATTCAGGAACTCATGTAGATATTAGAAGAGCATTTAGACTCCAATACGGTGGTTATGATGTTTTTGAAAGATACATTGATTCCACTGATGAAAGTGTTATTGGTTCTAGTACAGAAATTGAAATTCAAAATGCAATTACAATACCAAATCATTTCTTTGTAACGGGAGAAAAATTAACTTATTCTACTCCAGGTGCAGGAACAACAGAAAATATTGGTATTGGATTGACAAATATTTCTGGAATTGGTAACACTGACAAACTTCCAGAAGATGTATACGTAATTAAGATTGATTCCAATAAGATTAGACT